CGACGACTACGACGAGACATGGCGATGGCTCGTCGGCGACCGCCTGATGGCACGGCGCACGGCATGAACAAGCCTCGGCTGCTCGACCTCTTTTGCGGTGCTGGTGGTGCTGGCATGGGCTACAGCCGCGCAGGCTTCGACGTGGTCGGCGTGGACATCAACCCCCAGCCGCACTATCCCTTCGAGTTCCACCAGGCAGACGCCCTGACGTTCCCGCTGGACGGCTTCGACGCCATCCATGCCAGCCCACCGTGCCAGGCGTATGCCGCTGGCCCTCGCAGCACCAACGAGACACTCGGCCGGGCCTACGAGCATCCGCGACTCATCGAGCGAATGCGCGAACGTCTGCGGCAGTCTGGGGTCCCCTACGTCATCGAGAACGTGGTGGGTGCCCCGATGTTGTCACCGGTCCGGCTCTGCGGGACCAGCTTCGACCGGCCGCTACGACGTCACCGACTCTTTGAGTCCCCGGTGTTTCTGTTCGGCCTGGAATGCCGCCACGACCGCTTCACGGAGCGCCGTTACTGGACTGGCTGGACCCAGGGCGGACATGGCGTAGGCAACAAGCGGCGAGCGACGACCGTCCAGGTGTATGGCAACGGCGCCGAGACCCACGAGTGGGGCCCCGCGATGGGCATCGACTGGATGACGACCGACGAGCTACGCGAGGCCATCCCGCCCGCCTATACCGAGTACATCGGACACCAGCTGATGGCTGCGCTGAGAGCGCAGGCCGCATGACCGAGCACTCCGACCGCATGGGCATGAACGCCGCCGCGCAGTACGAGCGGAGGCGCCGTGCCCATCTCGAGATCATGGCGTCGGTCCGGGGCCTCGGCGAGCCGGAGGCCGACCGCGTGGTGCGCCGCCTGTCGCACGTCATCCACCGACTCACGGTCGCCATCGCGGCCGAGCTCGACCCGCCCGACGATGACCCCTGGGACCATCCCCTGTGACGCGGCTGATGTCCGTGACCCTGACCGAGCAGGCGGTCGTGGAGCGTCGCAAGACCGTGACGCGGCGCCTCGGCTGGACGTTCCTCAAGCCCGGCGACCGGCTCACCCTGTGTCGCAAGGTCATGGGCCGCAAGCCAGGCGAGCCGCTAATCCGGCTCGCCGAGGTGGAGGTGGTCAGCGTCCGGCGCGAGCGACTGTCCGCGGTGACCCGTGAGGACGTCGAGCGTGAGGGCTTCCCAGGCATGTCCCCCCGCGAGTTCGCGCGGTTCTTCCAGGAGCACATGCGATGCCGCCTGGACGATGACGTCACCCGGATCGCCTGGCGTTATCTGTGACCCGCCTGTGGATCACCATCCGCGAGGCGGCCGAGCTGACCGGATTCAGCGACACCACCATCCGGCGCGGCATCGCCGCTGGTAGCATCCCCGTCCTGCGGAGCCATGGCGACCGGGGCGCCATCCGCGTGGCCCGGAGCTGGGTGGAGGGCGGCAGTGGACAAGCCGCGCAGGGCGTGGGGGACGGGGTCACAGTACGTGACAGCCTCCGGCCAGCACGTCGCGCTCGGCCGAAGGCAGGACGGGACAGTGGTCCGCGGGACCTCCACCCTCTCGATGGCGGAGGCACGCCGGAAGCTCAGGGCGAAGCTCGCACAGGCACCATCCGGTACACCTTCCTCGACCCCGCCGAGCGGCGAGACGGTCGCTGAGTACCTGGCTCGCTGGCGATCCGAGGTCGCCCGGCATCGCATCCGTCCCCGGACCCTCGAGCGCTACCGTTACGCCCACCAGCTGGCGCTGCCGCTCATCGGAGACATCCCGCTGGTCGAGCTGACACCCGACGACGTCCAGGACGTTATGAACGCCGTGCTCCGCTCGGGCAGGGCGCCGCAGACCGCGAAGCACGTCCACACCGCACTGCGCAGCGCCCTGCGTGACGCCGAGAAACGCGGGCTGGTGGCTCGCAACGTCGCGGCGCTGGTGGATGCCGTCCGCGTGCCCCAGCGGCCCGTGGCGCGCCTGTCAGCGGCGCAGGTGCGCGGATTCCTCGACGGCCACCGGCAACACCCGCACTACGCCATCTGGGTCCTCGCCCTGACGACCGGGATGCGGCGCGGCGAGATCCTGTCCCTGCGCTGGTCGGACATCGACCTGGCCCGCTCCCGGCTCACCATCGCGGGGAGCCTGCGCCGGGTGTCCAAGGTCGATTGGGACTTCGAGGAGCCGAAGACCGACCGGGCCCGCCGCACGCTCTCGCTGTCACGCCGAGCCGTCGATGCCCTGGCCGAGCACCGTGTCCGTGCCGCGTCCGCGGTGCTGGTGTTCACCAAGGCCGACGGCAAGCCGCTGGAGCCGTCGTGGGTGTCCAGGACGTTCTCCGATGCGCTCGTGGCTGCCGGCCTGCCACGGCTCGTCTTCCACGCCAGTCGCCATACCGCGGCGTCGCTCATGCTCGACTCGTCGGGCGGCGACCTCCGGCTCGTCATGTCGGCGCTGGGGCACTCCACCATCGCCACCACCGTCGACCGCTACGGCGGCATCGCCGAGCAGGCCATGCGCAAGGCAGCGGACGCCATGGACGAGGTACTGGGCGACGGGCGCGCGAACATCGCTGCCAACAAGACTGCCAATGGGCACAAATCCTGACGATTCGTGCTCGGGATCACTGGCCTTAGGAGCCAGTCAGGGCGACCTGGTGGGGGTTCGAATCCCCTCTCCCGCACCACCTCCTGAGCACGAAACCGGCATGTAGCTGGTTGCAGCCGTCGCCACCCTTCGGCACGGTTTCCCAGCGACATGACTACCAGATGACTACCATGGCAGTCGCCATGGACGTCTCGCCTTCCCGCCGCCCCGCGTGGCGGGCGTGATGACCCCCGACGTGTATGACCAGGTGCGTCGCGAGCGCGAGCGCGACGCCCGCCTGGTGGCCGCCATCACAGCCGCCGTCAGGACCCTGACCTACCCCCAGCCCCGATCCGCAGGCGCGTCATCGAGCCCCTACCGCGCCCGGTCGTGAGCCATGCGCGTGCTGCCATCGCCGGTGCCCTCACGATGCTGCTGGGCATCTGGATCATGACCAACGACCAGACCCAGTGGGAGACCCGCGACGTGGTGTTCGCCATCATCGCGCTGGCGCTCATCATCCTGATGCTGGTCGGCATCGACATCCGGCGTGGTCGCTACCGCTACATCGAGGACGCGGACATCACCCGCACCGACGAGGACCAGGAGGCCAAGCCTGATGAGCAACCCTGATATCGCCATGCTCGTGGGCGGCATCATCGCCGTCATCCTGGGCGGCATCGACGCGCTGCGCGCCACGCCCGCCGCGCCACCGTCACTGACCGCGCTGGGCGTGGTCGTGCTGGGCGTCGTGTTCATCCTGGTGGCGCTGGCGTGACGTATAGGGCTGCTCCCGTCACGCAACGCGACGGCTCGCGGCTCCAGTTCAGCAACTGCCGGATGGCGGCGGGCGCGACGGGCATCGATTACGACACCCTCGGCGGGGTCACCTCCACTGGCGTCGAGATGCGCCGGAGGTGCGGTGACCCTGCCGGGGGCACCACCAGCGACGACATCGCCCGGGCGTGGCAGTCCTACGGCCAGGTCATCACCATCCGCGACGGCCGCACCTTCGACGACGCCATCACCGACCTCAAGGCGGGCCGCCTCGTCCACATCGACGTCTGGCACGAGGCCGCCGAGGGTCCCTGCCTGTCGGGCACCGGGCGCTACGGCCACACGATGGCCATCGCCCCCGAGCAGAACGCCTCGGGCAAGTGGCTGGTCTCCGACCCGTGGTGCAGCCCGCCGAAATGGACATGGTGGGACGAGGCGAAGCTGCGCAAGGGCGCCGAGGTCTGGGGCATGCGGGTCTACGGCCAGGCCACCAGGGGCGACCCGCTGCCCGTCCCGGTCAGCCCGGAGGCGTACCAGGAGGCCGGTCCCATCGTCATGGCGGCATCGGCGCTGGCGCTCCTCGACCGCTACCGGCCCGACCGGGCGAGGTTCGATGCCGACCCCGAGCCGGCCGATACCGGTGGGCCGCGCGCCGTCATGTACACCGCCAGCGATGCGCACAAGGGAGGCTCCGACATGGCCATCCGGGCACCCGACTCGCTGACGTCGGACTACCTCTGCGAGGTGCGCAAGGGGACCGCGTTCTACGCCGACGCGGCGCTCACCCAGAAGCTGGGCGACTTCTCGAGCACCCGCAGCCAGCGGTATGTCGGCAGCGTCATCGACGGCAGCGCCCGGGCCATCATCGTGACCACCAGCCAGCCCTACGACGACGGCGTCGACCGCCCGACCGTGGTGTACGTCAAGGAATCCGCCACCGAGCCCGTTCGCACCGGCAACGAGCACGACGCCGCCTGGCGCCACTGGCTCGACACCGACGCCAATGCACCCGACAAGGTCTGAGAGGAGGCGGCCATGACTGACGTCACGGTCCCGGTCACCATCCCCATCCCCGACCCCGTCCCCGGTCCGACCGGACCGGCGGGCCCGCAGGGACCAGCCGGACCAGCGGGCACATCCACCCTGACGTCACCCAACGGCAGCACCTGGACGCTCGCCGTGTCCGACACGGGTGCCCTGTCCACGGTGCCCTCGGGCGGCACGAAGCCGCCCCCGTCGGGCGGCAGCTATCCACCCGCGACGAAGCTCGCCTATCACCCGACCACGACGTTCGCGCTGCCGGGTCTCCTGGTGCCCGTCACCGACCCCGATACCGGCATGCAGCTGATGCGCCTCACCGATACCGGCTACGGCTCGGGCTACGCCAAGCGGACCGCGTTCAACTGCGACCAGACGCGCATCTGGCTGGGTCGCGGCAACAAGCTCCTGGATGGCACCACGTACAAGGACCTCGGCAAGCGCTCCGTGCCCGGCAACTTCAACTGGTCACGCACCGATCCGAATGTCTGCTTCGGCACCCAGGACAACGTCAACACCCTGGACCGCTGGACGATGGATCCCAACGTCAAGACCGTGGCGCATACCTTCGGCGGCTACGAGCACGTATCGCTGGGCTACGGCGAGGGCAACCTCTCCGACGACGGGCGCTACGCGGCGCTCATCGGGCGCAAGACCAACCAGACCTGGTGGCTGCTGCGCTACGACTTCAGCAACGACAGCGTGGTCGAGCGGTCCATCGGGGGCGTGCCCTACGACTGCACCATGAGCCCGGCCGGCACGTACGTCGTGGTCGCCCATCCGCCGGGTGCCGTGGGCGCCACCGATGCGGGCCTGTGGCTGTACGCGACCGCCGACCTCAAGCCGGTGCGCCAGGTCACTGACCACATCAGCCACTACGACGTGGCGTACGACACGCAGGACCGCGAGGTCATCGTCTGCGTCTCGGACCAGAGCGCCGGGGCGGTCGAGAACGTGGTCAAGTGGGTCATGTCCACGGGCGCCAAGACGACCCAGCTGGGCAGGGACACCGCCTACTGGTACGGCCATATCAGCGGTCGCAACCAGGGCCGGCATGGGTACGTGACCCTCTGCGCATACGGCGACTACAACCGGACCACGAAGGCGGGTCACGACGAGATCGTGAACCTGCGACTCGATGACTCGGGCACCATCGAGCGGGTGGCGATGTCGCACCACGCCAGCACGTCATCCGTGACGGAGCTCAACGGCGACCCGAACTACATCCGCAGTCCCATGGCCTGCCCGTCACCCGATGGCCAGCGGACCCTGTTCACCTCCGACTGGGGCGTCAAGAACTCCAGCTACTACGCCTTCGTGGCGGGCGCGTCCGTCTGATGCCCACGCTCGTGTGCGGCCTGGAATGCGGGATCGTCACGTCGGGCGGTGCCGCTGCCCTGACCAACCGCCATTGGTCGTCGACCGTGGGCACGCCGGCCATCGAGACCACGGTCGTCAAGGACGGGGCACGCTCCGTCTCGTTCAATGCGCCGTCGACGTACTTCGAGCTCGACCCGCTGTCGATGACGGTCTGCTGGCTCGCCTGTGACGTGAATATCGACGTGCTGCCGACCACCAATCCGATCCGCATCTTCCAGCCCAACAACACGGGCGTCTCCGACCTCCTCATCACCATCGGCACGACCGGCGTGGTCAATGCCACCAAGGGCGCCTCGAGCGTCAACGGCCCGACCATCGCGGCCAATACGTGGTGGGGGCTGGAGGTGCAGGACGACGTGTCCGTGACGCCCTCCATCAGCAAGTGGAGGACCAGGAGCCCGACCGGGGTCTGGACCGACTGGGCCAACGTGTCCCTGGCCCAGGCCATCTCGAACTTCGATAACGGCATCCTTGTGGGCCAGGTGAACAGCCTCACGACCGGCTCCAAGGTCCGCCTCGACAATATCAAGATGGGCTGGGGCACGACCCCCAACGCGGACTGGAGCGACACCCGGCCACGGGACAGCAAGGTGTTGCGGCTGCGCCCGACGTCCGATGGCGTCCACTCGTTCACGGCTGGCGACTTCGGCTACGACACGGCAGGCGCCAACGTCCTGACCAGCGATACCGGCGTCTGGGCGTTCGTGGACGACGACGACCAGACGAGCATCACCGACGGCATCCTCATCCGCCAGATCGTCATCAACGCCGCCGGCCGCGTCGCCGTGCGGTTCGCCGATACGGTCGAGACGAACATCGGGGCCGTCGCCGTGACCAGCACGCATCACAGTTCGACCGCGGCGGCCAACACCATGTCCCTGCGGGTCAGCGACAACAACTGGGCAGCCGAGACGGCCGTATGGGCGCTCCTGTCGTGTCCCACGACCACGGCGCAATACCTCCACGCGATACTCGCCGCGCCGGCATCGGGCGGTGCCTGGACCATGGAGAAGCTCAACAGCACCGAGGCCCGGTGGGGCTACAGCACCGACGTCACGCCGCTGCCCTACTGGGACAGCGTGTCCATCGAGTACGAGGTGCTCACCAGCCTGCCGACGATGCGGCCTATCTATCCACAGCTGCTCCCGAGCTAGAGAGGTAACGACGTGGCCGCATCCGCATGGGCCTTCACCAACACGGGCAGGACGAGCCTCATCAATGGCACGTTCGACATCGACAGCGACTCCTGGAAATGCGCGCTGTTCCAGTCGACCTCCAATATCGGCGCCGCATCCACGACGTATGCCGGCGTGACCAACGAGGTCGCCAACGCCAACGGCTACACCACGGGCGGCATCGCGGTCGTCCTCACCCTGGCCGGCACGACCACGGTGACCGTGGACATCACGACGGATCCGGTATGGACCGCGTCCGGTGGCTCCATCGTCGCCCGGTTCGCCGTCATCTACGAGGTCGCCGGCAACGTCCTCTGCTGGTCGACCCTCGACACCACCCCCGCCGACGTGACCGCGACATCGGGCAACACCCTGACCGTCGCCGCCAACGCGTCCGGCGTGTTCACCCTGGCGTGACGATATGAGCAACGGCTATATCGTCACGATGCAGAACGCCACCGTCATCGCGGATGGCGAGCTGGTCACCATCCGCGCCGCCACGGCGTTCACCAGCCGGGGCTCGCTGCTCGAGATCCTGCGCATGCACATCTCGCAGCGGGGCACCACGACCAGCCAGCAGCTGGGCTGCCGCTGGGGTCTCAAGGCCTCGGCCTTCGGCACGTTCACGGCCGCCACGCCCTCGCCCATCGTCCTCAACGCGGTCGCCTCGGCCCTGGCCGGGTCGACGAGCAACGCCGCGGCATCGGCGGGCGTCAACGCCTCTGCCAACGGTGCGGGCACGCTCACGGTGCTCGATGGCCGGGGCTTCAACAACCTGGCCGGCTTCGAGTGGATCGCGACCGACAAGGAACGCATCATCGTCGGGCCCGACCTGACGTTCCTGCTCCAGCTCCAGGGGACGCCGACGACGTTGACCGGCTGGAACGCCAGCGTCACCCTGGGTGAGCTGACCTAGCAGTGGGCATCTTCCACCGGCCGCCCAACCCGCAATCAGGGCAGCGCCTCTCGCCTGCCCTGATCCCGGCTGCGTCGGGCGGCGACCAACTGGTCACGGTGCCCACCGCGACCCTCGTGCTGGCCACCTTCGCGGCGGTGCTCGGCCTGGCCGTCAGCCCGCCCACGACGGCCCTGGCGCTGACCACGTTCGCACCCTCGGCCAACGTCGCGGTCAACCAGACGGTCACGGTGCCGACAGCGACCCTGACGCTGACGACGTTCGCCCCGACGGCGAGCGCGACGGCCAACCAGGTCGCCACGCCACCGACGGCCGCCCTGACCATCACGGGCCTCGCCCCGGTCATCAGCACGCCGCGCCTGGTCACGGTGCCGACCGCATCGCTGACCCTCGCCCCATTGGCGCCATCGGTCCTGACGCCGGTCCTGGTCACGCCGCCCACGACGGCCCTGGCGCTGACCAGGCTCGTGCCGGTCATCGGGCTCGCGGTCATACCGCCTGTCACCGCCCTGACGCTCACGGGTCTCGCCCCGGTCATCACGGCAGGGGCCAGCGCGGTCGCGACACCGCCCACCGCGACGCTCACCCTCACCACGTTCCCGCCGCTGGTCACGGGTGGCGCGGGCCAGACCATCATCCCGCCCGTCCGCGCCCTGACGCTGGCCACGTTCGCGCCGGTCGTGACAGCGACGGCCAACCAGGTCGTCACGGTGCCCGTCCGGGCGCTCGTCCTGGCCACATTCGCGCCCGTCATCACGGCCATCGCCAACCAGCTGGTGACGGTGCCCACCGCGTCGCTGGTGCTGACGGGCCGCGTGCCGACGGTCGCCGTGGTGCCGCCCAACGTCAAGGGCACGGTCACGCTGTCCGACGTCCTGGCGGGCACGGTGCTGATCGCCTCGTCGCGGGTCGGCTCGCTGGGCATGGGCGTCACGTCTGCCGGTGCATCCACCACCACGGCATCGGCCGTGGGCTCGCTATCCCGCGAGCCGGCCGGCGTGGGCGCGGTCGAGGTGACAGATGAGTGAGTACGACATCGGTGACGTGGTCCGCCTGACGGCCACGTTCAGCAACGCGGCCGGCGCGCCGACCGACACGACGGCGGTGCTGACGGTCAAGAAGCCCGACGGCACGAGCTCCACGCCCGCCGTCACCCATGGCACGAGCGGCGTGTACTCGTCCGATGTGCCCATCGACCAGCCGGGTGTCTGGTCATACCGCTTCGTGGGCACGGGCGCCGTGACCAGCGCCGGGGGAGGACGGCTGTACGTACGCCGCTCGGAGACGGCATGAGCGTCGACGTCACCGAGCTGCGCCTGGCGCCATACCACCCACCGCCCACGAGGCCGCGTGACCTCCTGCGCTGGTTCCTCGATGGCGTCCGGGCGGATGTGCCGATCCGCCTCTCGACGGGTGGCGACTACCCCGTGCTCAGCCACGAGATGGCGACGTACCTGGGCGAGCCGGGTGCCCTCGACAGGGACGAGGACTACCGCTTCCCCATGCGTGCTGCCCTGCGGGAGCTGGCGCATGACGAGCCGTTCATGGCACAGGTGCTGTACCGGACAGCCTGTATCGGGGGTGACTGGGACAGCGCATGTCGCAGCCTCGGCATGGTGCAGCCCGTACGTCGTGCCTATGTCCAGGTAGCCCTCGAGCTGCTGCATGGGCTGTACCGCAGGGAGCCCCGAGGGCGTGTGCTACGTTATCGACCAACAGCGATAGACCGGCGAGGGGACGCTGACTCGTCGAGGGCAGGCAGGACGGGTGCTTGACCATGCCGTTCACTGACCGCCCACCGGGCTGGCAGCGTACGCGTCGGCGCATCCTCGCCCGTGATCGCGGCGTCTGCTGGATCTGTCGCAAGCCTGGCGCCGATACGCTCGACCATCTCGTGCCGCGCTCGCAGGGCGGCGGACATGGCGACGCCAACCTCCGTGCCGCGCATCGCTCATGCAACAGCCAGCGACAGGACAAGGACGTGGCTGGCACGCCGGCCATCACGCCCCGACCGTCGATCGTGCTGCCTCGCGCTCGACGGTCGCGATGGCGCTGAACTCATGTGAGTCTCACTCGACTCTCATGAAACACTCACCCCAGACTCACGTTTATCTCACGGATGGGGGTCACTTTTCTGGTCCGGGGGGTGCCCAGACACCTGTGGGGGGTTCGTTCCAACAAATCGCGAGAGTGGCTCGCCTCAGCCGGCTCTCATGAAGCGCTCATGTTGATCTCAGGAACTACTCACCCGGCTCTCATGAAGCGCGGCTACCGGCCGCCCACCCTTCCCAAGCGCCTCCAGCCCCGCTGGGAGACCCCCGACCCGCCTGGCGTGACCGGCAGCTACGGTCCGGCGGTCATCGAGTGGGCCAGCCGGGAGCTCGACCTGGTATTCGGACCATGGCAGGCGTACGTGGTCATCAAGATGTTGCGCCACGGCAAGGATGGCGACCTCATCCACCGGGAGGCGCTGTTCTCGACCGCCAGGCAGAACGGCAAGAGCGTCATCGTCCGCTCGTTCTACGGCTGGCTCTTCGATGTCGGGCGCACAGTCGGGCCATTCCGCGCCTGGCGAGACATCCGGTCGGCAGCGCACGATGGTATCCAGGCCCGGATCATCTATCGGGCGGTCTATGGGGATCTCAAGGCTATCCCGAGGCTGACGAAGGGTCCCGACCGTGCCCGGGGCGAACCCCGCATATACCCTCCGGTGCGGCTGTCGCGCTGGCTGGGCATCGAGACCGAGGGCCTGTTCTTCGACACCCTCACGAGTGAACCAGGCAGCGCCCGTGGATATTCGTTCGGCGCTATCGCCTTCGACGAGGTCCTGACCCAACGCGATAACGTGATGATGGAGGCGGTCGAGCCGACCCAGTCCGCGCAGAGGAATGCCCTCCTGCTGCTGACCTCCACGGCAGGACACGCCGACAGCGTCGTCCTGCGAGAGCGATACGACCGGTTGCGGCGGCTAGCTGTCGGCGACGAGAAGCCCGACCCATCGCTCTATGGTGTGTGGTGGGAGACGGACGACCCCGACGTCGGATATGACTCGACCGGTGGCAGGCGTGAGCTGACCAGGGGCGACTGGGTCGAGCTGGCCAAGGCGAATCCAGGACTCGGCGACGGACGTCTGGTGCGGACGGCCATCGCGAACGAGCATCGCAAGTGGCCGCGGGAAGGGTGGCAGCGCGAGCGGCTGAACCACTTCGTCGACGTAGTGGCCGATAGTGCCTTCCCGCCCGGTGCCTGGGCCGCCAACCGGGTGGTGGCGCCGCTCGAAGGCCTCCACGGGCCATATGCCCTGGGTGTCGACATCCAGCCGGGATGGGAGCGGGCGACCATCGCGGTCGCCGGTATCCGCGACGACGGACGGGTCGGCGTCGAGGTGCATGCCGACCTCCGGCGATCCGACGGTGAACCGCTGGCGGCGGCGCGGATCATCAGGGAGGTCGAGACCTTCCCGGCCATCGACCAGGTACTGAGCATCAGCTACGACGCTTTCAGCGGAGCAGCCGCCGCCTTCGCCCGCGCTGCACAGGAGTCCGGCCTGCCATGGGAACCGCTGAAGATGGGCGAGATGGTGACGGTCTCCATGGACTTCACCGAGCGGGTGCTCGCGGGCATGCTCGCGGCGGATGATCCCCTGCTGGACACCGAGATGGGGGGCCTCGCCAGGCGCCCGGTCGGCCAGGACGGCGCCTTCCGGTTCTCGCGCAAGGAGAGCAGCGGCCCCATCGACGCGGTGGTCGCCGCCGCCATCGCCACCCACTCCATCTCCCGGCTCGGAGGTGGACCACTGATCGGCTAGGAGACACGCCCTGATGGGTCTTCGTGATGTGATATTCGGAAAGCGAGACACACTCACGAGCCCCGTCACGATGGTGGGATTCTCGGCGGGTGCCGGGGTAGCGAGCACCGTGTCCGCACACTCCGTCGCCGGCCTCTCGTCGGTCTGGCGTTCGCTCGACATCCTGGCCACCGCTGTCAGCCAACTGGAGTGGCGCGAGCGTCGCGGCAACCTCGACCTGCCGCCGTCGCGGCTGGTCAAGCGCCCCCAGGCCCAGCGCACGCGCCGGGAGTGGACGAGCCTCGTCGTGCGCACGCTCGCACTGTTCGACGTCTGCTACCTGCTGAAGACCGGCGGCACCGACCAGGAGGGCGTGCCGCTCGGGCTCTGGTATCTCGACCCGACGATCGTCACGCCCGAGACCATCGACATGTTCACGATCACCTTCTTGCTGCCGCCCGAGTGGTACTTCGTCTCCGGCCAGCGCATCCACCGGGACCAGCTGGTCATCCTCCACCGGAGCCCGCAGCCGACCGTGTCCGATGCGCTCGGCGGCATCATCAACATCGCCCGGACCACCTTCGCGGCGGCCCTCGCGGCCGAGCGGTACGCCAGCCGGTACTGGCAGGCAGGCGGCTCGCCCACGACCGTCCTGGAGACCGACCAGCGACTGACGGGCACCCAGATCGAGGAGACGTCCGAGCTGTGGGCAGCGAAGCGCAGCCGGGGCCCGGACTACGCGCCCGTCCTGTCCGGTGGCCTGCACGCTAAGTCATTCGGTGCCGACCCCACGTCCGAGTCCGCGGTCGAGGCGCGCCGTGAGCTCGTCGCGGACATCGGACGCTACTTCGGCATCCCGACCCGGCACCTCAACGCACCGACTGGTGACAGCGAGACGTACACCTCGACGCCTGCCGCCAACCTGGACCTCGTCCGCTTCACGCTCCAGAACTACATCGGCGCCATCGAGGACGCCATCACCGACCTGCTGCCGGGCGGGCGGTACATGGACATGCCACCCGACCGGCTCGTGGCGGGCACCCAGCTGGAGCAGGCGCAGGCGTACCAGCTCGCCACCGCCGGTCGCGCATGGGTGACGCCCGGCGAGGTCCGCGAGGCGCAGGGATGGCCGCACCTGGAGGACCCGACAGAGCTGGAGCCCCCGGTGAAGGTCACCGAGCGGCTCAACGAACCAGTGCCCGCCGGACAGCCGCAGGGCACCGAGCCACCACCACTGGGGAAGCTGAAGTGACCGTCATGGACCTGCGCGATCTGACGTCCGTCGGCTCTGACGTCGTGTTCGTCCGGCCGTATCCCGGCCTGATCCTCGCCGAGGTGCCCCGCGGCGGGACCCACATCCCGAAGGCCCTGGCCGACTCATGGGTCGCCAACGGCCTTGTCGTCCGGGCCGCACCGCCACCGATCATCACCGTCGAGAAGCTGTCCAGACCACGGAGGAAGCCATGACCAGCGATACCACCAAGGCAGACCAGAAGGCCGAGCTCGCCCGCCAGGCATACGTCATCGAGGAGGTCGAGCGGGCGCACAAGGAGGAACTGCCGGGACTCGGCGACGACAACGGCGTGCCGAAGGGCGACGAGGCCGACGTGCCCGCGTCCACCACGGCCGGCGTCAGGTCCGTCACGACGGGCCCGGTCCAGACGACCGAGCTCGCCAGGGACAAGGGGAAGGGCTAGGTCATGACCAGCTGGCGACAGACCGAGGCCCTGACCACCGTCCGCCAGGTCGCGGACGACCCGCGAGCCATCGAGGGTATCGCGCTGCCGTACGGCGTGGTCTCCGGCCAGGTCGACCTCGACGGACGCGGCACCATCGGTCGCGAGGTCCACTACCCGCAGGCAGCCCTGTCATCGGTCGAGCACTGGATGGGACGCCAGGACGGGGCGAGGATGCCCTTCCGGGCGCGACACGGCGAGCGACCCGTGGGCACCGTCCAGGTGCTGGAGGACACGCCGGCCGGCGTGTCGTTCCGGGCACACATCCTTGAGTCCCCGGCCGGGGACGCCTATCTCTCCGAGGTCGCCGCTGGGATCAACGGCGTGTCGGTGGAGTTCGGACCGGGTTCGGTCCGCGACAGCCGGATGCGCGACGGGACCGTCGTCCACCGGGACATCAAGTTGCACGCCATCGCCGGCTCCGACATGCCGGCCTTCGATGGCGCCCGTATCGCGCTCCGTGACATGGAGCCCGACCCGCCAGAGGCGGCACCCACCGAACCCGAGCCAACGCCGGCCGAGCCGGAACAAGGAGGACCCGTGTCCGATCCGACCCCCCCGCCCACGCCGGAGCCACCTCCCACACCGGAGGTCACCCCGCCAGTACCGGGTGCCATCTACATCCCGCCCGGTTCCGTGGCTGCACCGCCCGCACCGGCCCCCGTACCTGCTACCCCGGCCCAGCGCGACCTCGTCGTGCAGGCCGCCCAGTCATCCGACCCTGCTGTCCGTGACCTGGTGGAGCGGCTCGGCGTGATCATGCAGATGGGCGGCTACCAGGCCCCCATCAGCATCTCCGCCCAGCCCTCCGTCTATGCCCGTAACAGCGGCAACAGCTTCCTCCGCGACCTCCAGGCCGCCCGACAGGGCGACGGGCAGGCCATGGAACGCCAGGCTCGCCACCAGTCGCACCTCACGGACATCGCCGTCAAGATCGAGCGAGCCGGCGACCTGCTCCAATCGGAGATCCCGGGCGCCCTGCCCAACGACTACCTCCCCGGGCTGCTGACCCCGCGCATCCTCAAGGGGCGCCCGATGGGCAGCTTCTTCACCCGCGTCCCGATCAGCGACTCCCGGCCGCGCATCTTCGCCAAGGTGACCACGTCGAGCTCCGTCGCGGTGCAGTCGGCAGAAGGCGCGGCACTGACCGCGACCGACATCGCGACCACCGCCGTCACGGCCACCCCGCTCATGTACGGCACGACCATCGATGTCAGCCGCCAGGTGCTGGACTCCGCTGACCCGTCCGCCGAGCAGTTCGTCATGCAGGACCTCATCGAGGCGTACGCGCAGGCATCCGAGACCGTCATCAAGACGGCCGTCGAGGCAGGCGCCACGGCATCGGGCACCGCGATCACCGCGGCCACGCCATATGCCGGCGTCCTCGGCAACGTCATCAAGTACTACGCCACCCGGTTCAAGCCGGCACAGGGTGCGTTCATCCCGTCCGCGCTCTATAGCGTCCTGCTCGCACAGGGCGACACCACGGGTCGCCCGTTCCTGCCGATGATCGGCAGCATGAACAGCGACGGCACCGTGGCGTCCGGGGGCATCCAGGCCAATGTCCTGGGTGCGTCCGCCTACCTGTCCTACGCCTCCACGGCCAACGTCTGCGTGTTCGCGGTGCCCAACGACTACGTCATCTACGAATCGCCCGTCGCGACGTTCTCGTATGACCAGCCCGTCGGTCCGCAGGCCGTCCGCATCGGGATCTGGGCCTACCTCGTGGCTGTCGCCCGCCTCGGTGGTCTCTCCGTCACTGCCGCGTAATCGGCTCCGGGGGAGGCTTGCTCCTCCTCGCCTCCCCCGGTCCATCCATCCCAGGAGACCCAGATGGCCACCATCGCGGCACCCGGCAGCATGCAGGCAGCCCAGACGGGCAATGCCGACAGCACCAACACCATCCAGGACACGCGGGCGGGATTCGTCGACACGGGTCGTCCGGCCACCATCCGCATCGTCTCCACGGTGGGCGCGACCCCGACCGCCACCGTCCAGATCCTGGGAAGCGTGGATGGCACGACATTCACAAAGGTCCCGTACACCGTCGGCACGGCGCTCCCATACACCACCGCCGACCTCACCATCACCACGGCCACGACCGCCTACTACCGGCTCCAGGCCGGCCGGGCGGAGCAGTTCTACAAGCTGAACATGGCCGCCAATACCAACGTCACCCTCACCTCGGACTACTTCTAAGCGATGCCCCTCCTCTGCTCCATCGCCGACATCCGGGCGCGTACCGACTCGACCATCGAGGACGACGCGCTGGGCGCCCTCATCGAGGCCGCCTCGGACCTGATGGAGGGATATCTCGGGATGTGGCTGGCGCCGCGGCCGAGCGACGCCAGCACATCCACCACGCTGCTGTTCGACGTGGAGCGGACGGCCAGCAGCCTCAAGCCATCGCAGGCCGGCCGCCGCTGCGGCATCCGGAGCCTGACGGCGCTCGGCATCGCGTCCGGCGACCAGCCCGAGACGGGCGGCGTCTACGTCACCGCCTCGCTGGCCAATGTCCTGCTCCGTCCCCGCCCGGGCCCCGACGGTCCGGCGTCGACGCTGGCGCTGCTGGGCACGGGCATGTTCTACCGGGGCTTCAACACCGTGACCGCCACTGGTGCGTTCGGCCCCGCCACCGTGCCGTCGTGGGCACGCGAGGGCTGCATCCAGCTGGCCAGCCTGACCATGAACTCCAACCCCGGCCTGGTGCAGCAGGACATCGGCGACTGGCGCGAGATCTACTCCGCGAGCGGCTCGATGACCGCCCAGCGGGATGCCATCCTGGGCGCGCTGCCGGGGGTCATCTCCCTGTGACCAACAAGCTCAATCACCAGGTCACCATCGAGCGGCCGGCCGAGGGCGCCCTCGACGACCGGGGCATCCCGAGCCAGACGTGGTCGACGGTCGCCACGCTGGCGGCGAGCGTCCAGCCCAAGAGCATCGTCGAGATGGCGCAGCTCAGCCAGGGCGGCCCGGTCGTCGGCGAGTACACCATGTATATCCCGGGAGTCCCCGATATAGCGGACTCCGACCGCATCACCGAGGGCTCGCGGGTGTTCGAGGTCGTCGGCATCCGCGATGCCGCCGGCGCCCACCACCACGTCGAGATCGACTGCCACCTCGTCGAGGAGGCGACCTAGATGGCCCGCGCGCCCAAGTTCGGCCCGACCATCTCGCGGGGCGCCCGCTACCGCATCCGGATGCGCGTCAACACCGACCCGGTCATCCTCGAGGTGGCCGACGCCATGGTCGACGTGGGCGAGCAGCTGCTGGCCGACGTCCATCCCCACGTCCCCGACGCGGCACCCTACGGCCAGGGCCTCGTCACCCGGGGCGGCGTCGCGGGATTCGCGCTCGGCAAGCGCATCGACCACAACACCGACGTGGCGACTCCGCGCCGGTTCAAGCCCGACCGCCAGGGCGCCGACGTCGCGGTCGGCTTCTCGTTCCCCGCCCGGTTCCAGGAGACCGGCACGTCGCGCCAGTCACCGCACCCGTTCCTCGGGCCCGCCGGCCTGCGCATGGGACCCAGCCTCGTGCGCACGGTCCGCGAGCGGTTCCCCCGGGTGAACCTGTGATCGACATCTTCGGCGCCGTCCTGACGGTCATCAAGAGCGACCCCGACGTGGCCGCCATCACGCCCCGCGTGAGCTCCGAGATCCAGGCGCTGCCCTGCGTCCAGATCATCGACAACGCCACCAGCCGGACGCCGTTCGGCCCGGGTTCCGGGCGCGTCGGCCTCCAGTTCTGGCAGGGCATCGGGCGCTGCTGGGCGGAGGACTCGCCGACCGGCGCCATCACCGCCCGCCAGCTGGCGGGTGCCGTCAGCGACGCGGTCCACAACCTGACGCCGGCCACGGTCAGCGGGCGGGTCATCCACCGGGCGTACGCGCCCACGATCGACGGGGTGACCCGCGATCCGCAGACGCGCCGACCGTTCTACGACGTGTTCCTGGAGTTCTACGCAACGGCCTAAGAGGCGCAGAGATAGCCGGGTACGCCCGGAGAAGGGATGTGGGGAATGCCCCAGGTCATCGATCCCAATGCCGTCGCCATCGGGGCGGCACAGATCTACTACCGGGCGCTCGGCGTGCTGACAGCCTGGAACGGCGTCGGCGCGACCATGGACGACACGACCATCCGGGTCAACCAGGCGTGGTATCGCCCGGACCTCAACGGCATGCTGGGTCCCATCCAGGGCCTCGACTACCTCACCGAGCAGGTCGTCGAGGGCGAGTTCACGATGGTCGAGATCGCGGGCGCGAAGCTGCCGCTGGCCATCCCGGGCGCGACGTACGCGACGACGCTGAACACCGACGCGACCGGCACCCCGGGCACGACGACCCTGGCCGCAGCCGCCAACATCGGCGACTTCGCGATCAAGGTCGCGGCCATCACCAACTTCACGGCCGGCGACTACGTCCGCATCAACGTGACCGGCGCCCTCGCCGAGTACCGGGTCATCGACTTCGTGGGCACCCTCGGCGCGGGCGGCACCGGGCTCCAGTTCCGCGACGCCCTCAAGAAGTCCCACCTCTCGGGCGTCGCCGTGGTCGAGGCCAACGGCGACGGCAAGACCGAGATCACGGGCTCGACCATCCGGCGCATGCCGGACACGGCCTACAACCAGTGGGCGTTCGTGGGCGAGGCGCCCAACGGCTACTACGAGCTCATCCTCGACTCCGGCATCTCCATCACCGACGCGGCCGAGATCACCTGGGGCGACGAGGCCACCGGCTCGATCCGGACCACCATCCAGAGCCGCTACTCGGGCGCCACCCCCAACACCCCGCGCTGGCGACTGCGCGTCCCGTGACGGTCGAGCGGACGGAGGATGCCGGCCTGGCCGGCGTCCTCGATGTGACCATGGGCGGCGAGCCGGTGCGGCTGCGCGCCCTGACCTATGACGAGTCGGAGGTCTGGCTCGAGCGGTACGCCGACGCCCTGTCGTCGACCGAGACCACCGACGGCGATACCGACGAGGCGCGCATGCGCTCGCTGGTGACCGCTGCCACCCGGACGGCGCTCGACCTCGTCCTGGCGTACGACATCGACGGCGTGCTGGGCGGCGCCGATGCCGTCCGGGCCCGGGCGACACGGCGCGAGATCACTGCCGCGCTGGAGCTCATGGTGACGGTGGAGGACCCTTTATCGGCGACGGCGCCCCGTTTGGCGGCCATGGTGTTTGGTCTGCCTTCGCAGATCGCACTGGAGCGGGTCGAGGCAGCGATCAACGAGCCGGTGCTCCGCTTGGTGCGATCGCTGAGTACGCCCTCCGGACCTGGGGCCTCGACTGGCGCGACATCCGGGGACGGTGGACCAAGGAGCAGCTCCTCATCCACTGGACGTACGCGCAGGACCGGGACCGCCGGGACATCGACGAGCGCAGCCGGCTGATGGAGTACGCCGTGGCGCATGGCACCCTGATGGCGACCGTCAAGGACTACGCCGCCAAGCGCGCCCGCGCCTGGCAGGACGAGCCCGCCAGGCCGGCCCGGACCGGCCAGGCGAACGTCGCGGGCTGGCAGCAGCTGGCCCGCATCTGGACGGGCACGCTGCTGTCCGGTGGCGAGCGGCTGGTGAACTGACATGCCCTGCGGCTGGTGCGGTGCGTGGCGCGGGGTGCGCCTGGTCGAGCGCGGCGGGCTCCTGATGCCCTCGCCCCGACCCGGCGTGCCGCTGTACCTGTGCCCCCGCTGCTGGGGCACCTACCGCGAGACCGGCGAGCGGTCGGGCATGGGACGGCACGCACCGGCACGCGGCCCGGTGACGGGCCGGGTCATCACGCCCGAGACCCTGCGGGCGGGTAGGCCATGAACATCCATAGCCCCGGAAGCCAAATATGAACATCGGAGATTTAGTCTTCGGACTGCGTGGCGACGGCGCACCGCTCAAGAAGGACGCGACCGCGGCCGGAGCCGACGCCGGCGAGGCGGGCGCCAAGTCGTTCGACAAGTCGTTCTCGGGCCGGATCAAGAGCCTGAAGGCCGACCTCGGCAAGGGCGGCGGCATCCCGGGTGCGCTGATGGGTGGCATCGGCGTCGGTGCCGGCCTGGCTGCGTTCAGCTCCATCACCTCGGCCGTCGGCACTGCCGTCGACATGGCCAAGGAGTTCGTCACGCTGGCCGAGGAGGAGCAAGCCGGCATCGAGCGCCTGAATGCATCGCTCAAGGCCAACGTGGCCGGCTGGAACGGCAATACCGACGCCATCGAGAAGGTCATCGCCGAGCGCGAGAAACTCGCATTCAGCGATGGCGACCAGCGGGATAGCCTGGCCAAGCTCGTCGCTATCACGCACGACGTCAACAAGGCCCTCGGCCTGCAACGCCAGGCCATGGACTTGGCGCGGCTCCGCGGCATGTCGCTGGCCGATGCATCCACCGTCCTCGGCAAGGTCTACTCGGGCAATGTCGGCGTCCTCAAGCGGTACGGCATCGCGGTCAAGGCCGGAGCCAGCGCGACCGAGGCGCTGGGCGCGATATCGAAGCAGACGGCGGGCCAGGCGGAGGCGTACGCCAATACGACCCAGGGTGCCATGGAGTCGCTCGATATCGCCATCGAGGACGCCAAGGAGGCCATCGGGCAGAAGCTCCTGCCGGTCATGAAGGACGCCGCGGTGTTCGCCCGTGACCAACTGGTCCCCGCCATCCTGGGCATCGTCGATGCGTTCGACAAGATCGCGCCCATCCTCGCCCCACTGCTCACGAACAACCTCGGAGGAGCCGAGGCCGCTGCCAACCAGGCTGGACAGGACATCGCCGCGCAGATCGTCCTGGGGATCATCGACGGCATAGTCGTCCACAAGCCCCAGCTGGAGACCATCAGCGAGGCCGTCGGCGCCGATACCTCCAAGCAGATAGCGAAGGGGATGACGACGGCGATGCCGGACATCGAGCACGCCGCGGCCAAGATCCCCGAGAAGATCGGCAAGGGTCTCCGCTCGCAGCGCGATCACGTGCGCTCCGCGATGGTCGCGCTCAAGTACGAGATGGAGCATCCCATCACCCTCGCGGAGAACATCGCCTATCTCCGGGCGCGACTGTTCAGCAAGGCGCTCGCCCGCGGCCTGCGGTCGAACATCCCGGCCATCCGGCAGGCGGCGCAGGACGCATGGGCGGTCATCGCCCAGAACCTCGTCAACAACATCGACACGAATGGCAGCCTGCAATGGGCCGCGCAGCAGGGCGACCCATCCGAGCGGGCCAAGGCCCGGGCCGCGATCTGGGCCATCACGCACCCGAAGCATCGCGCAGCCGGCGGCCCCGTCACCCGTGGCATGACCTACATGGTCGGCGAGCGCGGTCCCGAGCGGTTCGTTCCCGCGACCGACGGGACCATAGTCCCGCACGGTGGCCGCCAGGACGTCTGGCACCACCTCGACCAGACCGCGGCCCGGAACATCGTGGCAGTCGGTGGCGATGCCGCGGGCGTGGCCGCGATCCTGCTGTCGGCCAGCCAGTCCGCCGGCGCCCGCTACTCGACCCCGAGGCGTTCCTGATGGCCCACGTCACCAAGTCACGCGAGTGCTACAAGGAGCAGTCGCTCGACAGCGCCAGCGGCGGCATGGGCAACGGCAACGACCTCCACGGCCTCGCTGGCCTGAGCTCGGGCGACGTGTTCCGCGACATGCTCCGGTTCGAGACGATCCCGTGGGACGACTGGAACGTGTACCGCATCCTCGATGCCTGGATC